AAATTTAGTTCTTCTTGTTATGTCAAACTTAGCCCAATCGTTTAAAGTTTCATTAAAGTACATTGTGCCATATTCGCCTTCAGTTATTTCGCCAACGTGGTCATTTATGTAGGTTTCAATAGCAGCTGCGTGAGCTTGCTTTATATCTTCACTAGAGTTAGGTATTCCACCTATTTCTCTTTCAGCTACAGAAAGCTTGTTCCACACTTTGTCTGGTCTATTCATACTATACCCTCTATAACCTCTACGCTTTAAATAGTAAAGTAATCTTGGTTTGTTGTTTTCCGCAAGTAATGGCATGCCGTAAAAAACTAAAGCCATTAATACATCTTCAAAAAACATTTCAGCGGTTTGTGGTCTAGCTATGTATTCTAAAAAAAACGTATTGGCAGGAGCATCTTCCATCGAAAACTTTGTTAATCCATGAAGAGATCCGTTGGATCCTCTACCATCAACAGTACCGCTAATATCATAACTATCGCAGCCAAAAGCTCCCATGTGATCATTGCCAGGGTATTTTATTCCGTTTTTTATATAAAATCTATTCTGAAGGTTTACTGGAGGTGCCCATGATACTTTAAATCTACCGTTTGGGTTTGGCGTAAACATAACTTGAGTATCTTTAACACCATTTCTCCATTGAAAGTTACCTGTATTAACTACAGCTGTTGTTCCAAGGCCTTCGTTATAATCTATTTGCTCGTAAATCTTAACTAGATTAAACAAGCTGTTTTTTGTTTCATCTCTGAAAGCGTGTTCTTCTGTTCTAGGAAATTGACGATAAAATTCATTTAAAGCATCTTGGTCGCTTTTAAGTCCTTCTACTTCATTCTCCCAATGGTTTACTACGCCAATATCTATCAGTTCTCCGTCTGGTCCAAAAACATCGGTTCTTGGAGTAGAGAAGACAGGTCGTCCATGCTCGTCAATAAATCCCTCAAAGTTCCATTCCATTGGAATAAACAAAGCATATAAACCAGATTTTGTTTGACCATTTCTATTTCTTTGCGTTGCATCACTATCGTTATACAACTTTTTAAAGTTATCTCCACCTTTGTCCAAAGCGTTAGATGTTGATCCCATCATACACTTACCTATAATTCTGCTACCTAATCTTAAACACGTCTTTGTAACACGCCAATTATTAAGTATGTTATCTGGCCTTTCCCACTTACCACTTTCATCGTGTACTAATAATGAAAGTTTTTCACCATCATAACTGTTGTCTCCAGTGTTTTTCCAGTCAATCGTAGTATCCAGACCTTTAATCTCTTCTAGCCTTTCGTTTACCTCTATTTTTTTACGAGTAAACTTACTCGCTGGCACACGGTACGCTAGCTCAGATTTTGGTCTATCCATACCATCTTGTATGGGTTTAAAGAAAAAAGGATAGTTTATAGATATAGGCACAACCTTGTCAGTAAACATCTTTTTAGCATCAGCACCACTTTTAGACAGTATACCATATCTAGAGTCACTCGAAATTGTAGCTAAGTTAACTATCTCAGCTGATGACATAAAAGAAAAGCCAGAACGTCTATTTTTAAGATAGCACATACCGTAACATCTTTTATCCGCTTTACAAGCCTCCCAGAATATATAAAATAATCTATTAGCCTCCCTAAAATCAGGCGCACCAACATCTATTTTGCTCCACTGGAGGTACATGTAGTGAGTTCCTGTAATATAAGTTGGAACACCAGCATTTTGAAACCAGAAACCTTCTTCTCTTCTCTTGAATTCTTCATCTATATAATCGTACCATTGTTCTTTTTGCTCATCTGGATAAGCCTTCCAGTCGAATATTGTTTTAACTTTTTTTAGCAAACTTGGTTTTTCAATTTGCTTCCATTTGTTAAATTCGTTTTTATAACAATTTTTAGGTGCTAATGGCAAAGCTATTTTAACACCTTGTATTTCATACACTTCGCCTATTTGCCCAGTCTTAGATATTACAACTACGTCGTTGTCTTTATCATAGCCGTACTTCCACTTTTTAGACTTATTTAATCTTTTTAAAGTGTTGTCTCTAATAGGCGTTATTATTTTATATAGCGATTGCTCGTAACTCATTTGGATCTTCCTTCAGCAAAACCTTTAAATACTCTTTCTTCTTTTTTATCAGGCTCTTTTCCGTTAAGTAAATTTTCTTCTTCTTGTATTCTGTTAAGTATTTCAAATGCGTCAAATATAGCTAACTTTTTAGTTGCAGCTGCATTTTTAAGTCTATCAGCAGTAATATCGTCTCCACTGTCAACAATAGCTTCTTTAGCAACTTTAATTAATTCTTCAACTGCCTTGTGCCCAGCTTGGATTATACGTTTTTTCGTTTCCTTTACGCTCATATTTAGTTGTTATATACTTATTATAAACTCTATAAAGTCTTTGACCATCTATTACAAATTCATACTTAGAAAACGGTGTGTACCCTACAATTTCGCCTATTTCAAACTCACCGTCGGAGTAAACAACAACACCTTTATCAGGATCTTCAACTTGATCCGACGATAGTTTTTTATCACAAAGTAGAGGTTGAACAAAACAAAATCCCGGTATAGGTTTCCATTGATTTTTGCTTTTGTAAAGATATATTTGATCTTCACAAACCACATAGTTGTTTTCTGAGAACCAAGCTTTACTGTTTCTTTCTATACCTTTTATATCGTGCCATCTTCTAAATACATTGTGATGAACTATTACGGTGTCACCAGGCTGTATTTTAGTGTTGTTGAACCTAGGGCAAGCTATAACTTTAGCTTCTCTGTTAACAAACTGATGATTGTACACTTCAGTGTTTAATATAAGCTCTTTGTTGTTTACTTTTTTAGAATTGTTGTATCTCTGGCCAACTGGTTGTATAACAAAATTATACAGACTTTTCATTTAATACTCAAGATTATACTCGACTGATACAGCCATGTTCTTGTTAAAATCTTTCCAAGGTAAGACATTTTTTCCTTTTCTAATATATATAGAATACTTGTCGTCTTCTTCTATAATATCACAAATAGTATGACCACCATACACATCCTGTCCAACAGAATAGTGCATGGCGTCAATTTTATAGTCTTTGCCTATCGTTATTTTACGAATCAGCTTGCTCATCTTCTTTGTACTTTATTTCACCAGTTTGTATGTTAACATCTACATCTCCGTACTGCTCTTTTAACGCAGCGCTAAGTTCGTTAACTTTCTGATTAGCATTATCAAGTTCATGAAGCAAAGCGTGTTTTTTAGCTTCTGTATTACCTACTTCCATTCTTATTTGGTTTGAGTAGTTAACTATTTCTTGTATGCCTTTTAATTGTTCGTCGGTTATTTTGTTAGGTTTAAGGTCGACGACCTTTTCCGACTTTGGAGTTTTTCTTTTTGCCATAATTTTATTTAATAATATATTAATATCCTGGGATGCTCATGTTTTGTTGTAGTTGACTAACTATCACATCCCTCCAATAGCTAGCTTCATTTACACCACCGTTAGCTGGTGTTTGATAGGTTGCAGGCCCCATTATAGGGTGGTAACCTATTAAATTATCTTTTAAATTCCAAGATGCAAAACCATCTGGTTCGTTTATATCACCTATAGTTGCATTGTCTGCAGAAAAATTACCTTCTCCTCCAATAATAGCTGTTCTAGCAAACCTTTGAGAATCTGTTTCTGCGCTTGATCCATTATAAGCAGGATCTATCATTATAGCTGTGTAAGAGGGAGTAGCATTGTCAGCTCTATTGTCTATCAACCCGTTTTCTTTTAATGCATCCCTTAGATATGTAATATCTGTTTGATACGTTAAAGTTGGACTATCACTGTCCTCGTGAAAGTTGAAATCATGATACACACTAGAAGACTCGTTGCAAACTGTTATAAAAACAAAATTGCTTGGAGTAACAAAATAAGTGTCACTAAACGTCGTATAGCTTGTAGTGCCGCTAACTGTTTTTAAAGGGTGACCTAGTGCATATACTGTTCTTTCGTTGGCTGTTGGGTTAAGATTTGCAACTGATACGTGCTTGTCGTATTCGTCTGCGCCGTTAGTGGCTGAATTAGTGTTCCAGTCTGGAGCTCCTTCTATTCCACCCGTAGCGTATACATCTTGAAGCGTGCCTCTAAGAGAGTTTTCATTTTTTACGCCGTTTTGGTGAACAGCATCTCCAGAAGAAAAGTAATCACCCATCAAAGCATCAGTGAGCGGTTGAAGTAGATCATTCATCGAGCCCGAGTTGTCTAAGTATAAAAACGCGTACGTGTCTTTATCCCAAACATTGCTTGGATCGTCCATATAGTAAGATGGGACGCCTAAACCTGACGGTACTCCTAGTCCAGCTATAAAACCCATTTATTTTCCGAAATAGCAAATTACACCACCGTCTGCGTCAGCTTGAGGTTTAACCTCAGTCCAGCGACCGTAGACTATAATTCCTTTTGGATACTTAACGCCTGTTGCGTCTTCACCACCAACACCAGTGTTAGAAGAAAAGCTAAGCGTTGTACTGCTTCCAGTTATGGGTCTGTTAAATCTTATTGAAGTTCCATCTACGTGTTCAACAATCGTGGCAGGCAGATTTGCATTTTTATCAGCGCCTAAGTATTCTGTATTAGACCACACTGCCATACCTTTTTTTATAGCTGCGTTAGCGCTGGATAAAGTGTGAGTATGATTAGCAGCTGCGTCAGATATTGCTTGTCGTGCTTCTGCTGCGCTGTGAGCAGCGGCTTCAGTAGAAAAGCTCATTGACTGATCTGTAGCTATAGTACCATCGTTGTACTCAGTTCTCATAACCGTAGGTATATTATCTGCTAAAAACTGAACCGCGCATATAACCATACCTTTAGGTGGATATACAGAAGAAGCAGTTTTACAGTGTGCTGACCCTAGTTGGCCAAAAGCGTAAGCTGTTTGCGTATTATTCATTTTATTTATTTATTTGATTGTTCGTTTTTCTTTGCGCTTCCACCGAAGAAGAAGTCTATTATTGTGTTTACTTTAGCACTCATAGCGCCAAATATTGTTGATATAAAGCTTATTTCAAATTCACCTAGCTCTAAGCTTTTAGTAACAAAGTAGTTAAACATTACAAATGTAATACCAAAGTATGCTACCGTAAACAGCGTTGCTAAAACCTTTTGAATAATAGCATCGTCTTTATACATGTCTCTTGCAGACTTGCGATCCTCAACCTCTTTTGCAAACGCTTCGCGTTCTGCATCAAGAAGTAACTTTTTAAGAGCAAGTTTAGCTTCATCGCGTTCTTTGTCTGTGGTAATAACTTTGTCAAGTATACCTTCTGCGTTATCTAAGACTTTGCCGAATAAACCTCCTACCAAATTGTTTATCATTATCCTAATAGTTTTTTATTTATCTCCTTAGCTTTCTTAGTGTCAGGGTCTTTTCTATTGTTTTTTTCTTCATAAATAAGATCGCTAAACGTGGGTGCAGTAGAAGTTGAGCCATCAGCAGCTCTTAATGTAGGTTCGTCTACGTCTGTTTGTTTAGGTCTAGCACTTGTAACAGTTTTAGGTTTAGCTGGACCTTTACCCGTAGCAATGTTATCGTTCATTTCTTCAGTTTCAGCGTCATTAACTTGACCTTTGTGATAACCACCATTTTTGTTTAAGGCTGTATCTAATCCCGCTTTTGTTCCAAAGCCCGGCATTTTAAAACTTCCTTCACCTTTGTATTTACCTATACCTGCCATATTTTTTAATCTTTAAATTCCCAAGGAAACTCCGTGCTTCCTTCTTCTAACCACTGACCCTCGTATAATATATAACCATCTTTACGCGGATACGCTTGACCGTCATACATTACGCAGTTGTTGTCATAATCAACCTTACCCAGCTTCATGTGAGTCATGTGCTTCATCTCATGCTGCAGCACTCTTCTATACTCTTCGCTATTTTTAGGTATGTTGCTATTTATCTTTATTACACCTTCTTTGTGAGTTTCACCCATTATACCTTCTGGCAAAGGGCAGTGCTCTATTACTACACCAGCAACATAATCATCTGATGTACCTCTAAAGTTTAATTTTTTATCAGAGTTTCCTCTTTTACTACCTAGTTTAAACGCCATTATCTATTAGGGTCTTTAATCATGTCGTCTATCGACTTATTGAAAACTTTATCAGTGTAAGTTTTATTTTTGTAGAATACACTTCTTTCAGACGTAGGCATGTCTTCTTCGCCTAGCAATATTCTATATATTCTACTTATTAGTTGGCTGCATTTAAAGGAGGTCTTAAAAACGCTATACTTTATCGTTGTTCGATTTCTATGTCGCCAAACCTCAATCCAGCCTTTTTTTCTTAGTTTATCCCATCGGGTTTTATCCCAACTCATGGTATAAGTACCATCAATAAATTCTTGTCTTGTAAACCGACCTTGACAATCTAAAAATATTAGTAACTCAAGATCAGCGTCTGTTAACCCGTAAGTTTTACAAGCCCACTTCCTTGTGAGCCTGTAATACTTAAGGATTTGTAATTCACGTAAATCGTGACTAGTTAATCTCATTTAAGATTATGCACCAGCAGCGAATGCTACCGCAGAAACATCAGCAAAAGGTGCTACTGTAGCTTTAATAGTTAAAACGCCACCAGCGTTTACTCTTAAATTTCCAATTTCTTCGGCTAATCTTAAAGCTACGGTCTCAGGAGCCGTGCAAGTTAAATCTACAGAGTGGTCAGCTTCGTCACCACTATTCTCGATAAACACCTGAACAGAAGTACCATCAATAACTGAGATTCTGTTAACCTTGTCTGCAGGGAAAAAGTTTTCGTCAGTTCCTGCTGCATCTACAAAATGTAATAGTTTCATTTTTAAAATTTTTAATGATTAATAAATAATTTGTTTTAGATTTCAAGTTTAAAGTTTGTGGATTGTGGTTTACGTTTAATCTACTAATACAATATCACTTACTTTTATAACAAAGTAAAATTTATCCTCAAAATCTATACCGTGGCCAGCGTGTCTATCGTACCACACTGTTTCACCTTCTTTTAGACCTTCTACTAAGTTGCCAACAGAAACGACTATTCCTTTAAAATATCTGTTTTCTTTATCGTTATCCTCTGTTAGTATTAGTCCAGCTACTTTACGTTCTTGTGTAGCTCTAAGTCTATCTACAACTACGTAGTGATTAATTGCTCTCATCTGCCCTAGCGTTTGATATTACACAGTCTGCAGATACTATAGTCATAACAACGCTCACTGCATTTTTGAGCGCAGATTTTGTCACAAGCACCGGGTCTATGATGCCAGCGTCTACCATGTTAACCTCTTTACCGGTTACTACGTCAACACCTACACCTTCTTTTTCTGGATGTTCTATAACTTGAAACCCTGCGTTATGCATGATAGTCCTGAAGGGTGCTTGAATAGCTTTAAGTAGCATGCTTTCGCCGACGGAGTCGGTCGAAATTTTTTGAGACGCGTTAAGGAGGGCTATACCGCCCCCTGGCACTATACCTTCTTTTAACGCTGCTTTCGTTGCGTATATTGCATCTTCAACTCTATCTCTCTTTTCTTTGAGCTCGACCTTAGAGTCAGCACCCACTTTGATGATACCAACTGAACCCGATAGCATAGACAATCTTTGCTCCAGCTTTTTCTTAAAGAAAGCATTTTTTTCATCGGCAACAAGTTTTGATACACTATCAATTCTTTCTGCAATTTCATCGTTTAAATCGTCTATAATAGTTATAACCGTGTTTTTGTCATCTGTAGCTACATATTCAGCTTCTCCTAAAACATCTACTGTTATAGCATCTAAGTCATCACCTAGTTCCTCGTTCATAACTGTAGCACCTGTTAGTATTGCTAAATCTTCGCACGTATCTTTTTTAGTAGGGCCAAAGCCTGGTAGATCTATAATGTTTATTTTAATATTGCCTTTTACTTTATTCATAAGTAACGCAGACTTAACCTGCTGCGATACCGGCGCTACTATAAGTAATGCTCTGTTATTTTTTATAACATGCTCTAGTATACCTTGTATTTTACGTATATTAGGGATTTCAGACATGCATATTAATATAAGAGGATTATCTAGCTCACATTTCTGCTTATCAGTGTTTGTTATAAAGTGAGGTGAAGTAAGCCCACAGTCAAACTGTACGCCATCTACGACTTCTACGTAGGTTTCTTCAGTATCTGACGTTTCCATTAGCACTACGCCGTCTTTTCCAACAGTTTTATACGCTTCGGCAATAATTTTACCAAGCTCTACGTCGTTATTACAAGAAATAGCAGCTACATTGTTAAGCATTTTGTCGTCAACGTCAATTTTAACGCTATCAAGGTATTTGTTAACCTTTTCTAAGCCAGAATTAACGCCGTCTTTTATAGTTCTTATTGAATTTTTGCTAAAATCTGCAGAATTTACATGGTTTAGTATAGATTCTGCTAAAACAGTAGCTGTAGTAGTACCATCGCCCGCTTCTTTTACTGTATTTTTAGCAGCTTCCTTAATTAAGGTTGCTCCCATGTTCTCTACAGGGTCAAAAAGAACTACAGACTCAGCTACAGTTACACCATCTTTAGTAATTACTGGATTTCCACGAGCATCTTCGTAGATTACGCATTGACCAGAAGCGCCAAGCGTTGATTTTACGGCTTTCGAAAGCTTTTTTACACCTTCACCGATCTTGTTTTTAGCGTCGTCGCCAAAATTTAAGTCTTTTATTAGAAGACTAGGATTGTTTTGCTCCATTATATTGTATTAAATTAAATTAAAATAGTGCTATAATACCTGCTATAGCAACGCAGTACACAAAAAATGTAAAAAGCAGCCCTAACCAACCGATTAGAGCTACTATAAAAAACTTAAATCTACTCATTTTTAAAAGTTTTCACTACTTTTGGTCCTTTTGTAGCTTCTAACTTCTTGTTAAAGTGATCGATGCTTCCATCAATAGCAGATTCAGCGCCTTCGAGTGTTTCTCTGCGCGTTACATCATGCCATTTATCTTCTTCGGGATTGGAAACTTCTGTTTGATAGTAACCGTTGGGTAATTGTGTTATCCTCCAGTTTTCTTTGTTAGCTAAATGTTCCCACTCTTTTTTAGTTTTATCGCTAACATTGTTTTCTTGACCTCCAATAGTTCTCGTTGAGGTCTGGTAATATAGGTACGTCATTGTTTATTTGGTTTTTGGTTAATAAAATTTGTACTTGGTTATATTTACTTAGTTATTTTAATATTTACTACCACAGCCTCTTTTCTTCATACCTGAGTTTCTGCACTTTTTACAGCCAGAAGAACAGCCTGGGCAAAGAGATTTTTTATTAGCTGGGGTATCAAACTGTTCGAAGTCTGATTTTTGCACTCCTGGCACACCGTTATAATTAGGGTCCATTTTAAACGTAGGTGTTTGCATCATATCTGGCTGCATAGCCTGTCCAGCCATTGGATTAAATCCACCAGGCGCTGGAGAATACATTTTTGTTGGAGCTGAATCTACTCCTGGAAGTTTTTTACCGTACTTGTACATGTTATCTATATTTTTTCATCTTAAAGTTAGTATCACTTGTTCTGTTGCCATACTTTAATTTATTCATGCCAGAACCTTGAGAAGCTTTGAGCTTGTTGTATTCTGACGATGTCAATGTTTGATCGCCTACTCTGTAATACTTATCGTTAGGATCTACTTGTCCTGAAGACGAAGTACCATATCTATTGTGTTGCAGCTCTGCTTTAGTTAAGTCTAGCTTTTCTTTATCAACGCTACCAGCTTTTCTTCCTCTACCTGAAGGATCTATACTAACAGAACTCATACCCATTTCTTTTAGCTCATCACTATACTCAGGTGTTACAGGTGTTACGTTCATGTAATCTATAGTACCCATGTAGTTTTCACCTAAAATAATTAGATCTGTAGCAGGATCTTTGTAGTATTTGCCATCAGCACTTTTTAGCTCTGGATTAATTTTCTTAGCTTCTTCAAAAGATATTTCATTCATGTTGTTAACATCGAAACCTTTATTAGCAAGCTTTTGCTGTTCATATTCTTCTGTAGCAGTCTTTGGCAAAGCCGACATGCTTCTGTTCTTAATTCTTTTATACATAAATGGTGTTTTATTTACGGCCTTCACGTTTAGTTCCTTTGCCATCGTTTCCTCTATTAGCTTTTATTGATTTGAATCTACCAGACTTGTGATCGTAGTCTTTGCCCTTTATATTCTTACCAGCTTTTACTGCAGCGCGTCGCTTACGCTGATTCTCTGCCTTCTTACGTCTACGAGCCATAGTCTTAGCGAAAGCCAGATCACGTTTCTTCTTAGCAGCCTTAGCCTTTGGTGATAATTTTTGAGCCATAGATAAATTATTACACATAGTAGAATATATGCAAAAGTGTGACACAAGCTAGTTACTATATAACCTTAATAGGCTCTTGTCACTATTTTCATATTATAAATATAGGGGTGTAGTGTTGCCCCTACTCCCCCCTCCCCCTTCTCCCCCACAAAAGTCGAATCGTTTTGGCCAGCCCCACCTCATCATTTCATTTTCGTTACGTTTTTTCCTTCATTTTTATTTTCACAATTTTATTTCAATACAAAACTAATACGAAACAACTTGGATAATATTAATATAAATCAAATAAATATAAAACTTTAAATTAAAATCATTATGCAATTAACTACAAAAAGATTCGTTATCAGAAAATCATTAATCGGTAAAAATTCAATTATTACATTTACAAACAAAAAAGGTGTTACATATACTTATGATCACGATGCAGTATACGCAGCGAATCAAGAAAGATTTGAAACTATGGAATGTTTCCAAAAGTATGGTAATTACACAAATAGTAACAATGTACCAACATTCGGTCGCGAGTACATCGTAAAGTAATACTGATGAGACTTCAATAGTCGAAACTACTTCGGTAGTCTATTACAAACTTAAATTAACTATTATGGAATTAGTAAGAACTTTTACATGTGATTTAACCGGGGAAACAGTTAACATCTATTTAACCCCGGAAGGAACAGAGATCGCTCTGTCTTCTGAAAACGATTACTCTCAGTTTCCTGAGGACGAACAAGAAATCGAAGCGATATGTATTGAGTACTTACTTTCGTAAAACAGTGACAATAGCCTATTACTCTAATTACTTAACTACCTAATGTCACACTTTAATTACAAACTAAATACGTTACTCGTTGGATAATATAAATGAATCTAATAAATATTAACTTAAACTTTTCAATTATTAAAAATCTAATCAATTACCTCAACAAAAATAATATTCAATATATTATTACTCCAAAACAAATAATTACATATCCAACTAATTCACCACAGTTTGAATATCTTAATTACAATTTTAATTCAACACAAGTTTCTCAACCATACAACGACTTAACTACTATTAATATAAAAATCACAAAATAAATAACTAATATGGAAATTATACACGATATTACAATACTAATTATACTTGGAATTACTTTACAATATATTGAAAGTGTAATTGTAAATCGAGAGAGGTAGTGGAATACCTCACAACTAAAATTAACTATAAAACAATTTAACTACTTTTACTTATGTTTAAAAATACACAAAAAGAATACATAGAATACTTAGAAACTCAAATGAACTACTTTAAAAGATTTGATAAAGACATGTACAGATACTACAGAAATAAACTTCATAAAGTATTGAATACAAACTAAATACGACTTAAGTTGGATAATATATATGAGTTTAATAAATAAATAAAATAATAAATATAAAATTAAATTCTATAAAATAAAAAATAAATTATAAACTTTAAATTAAATTAAATACTATGTCAAATACTCTTAAATCAAATCAAATCAAAATTCTTAAAATAAATAATAAAACTTATTTACCATTTCAATTACACCAACTACCAAAGTACTTTGATAAATACTCAACAGATTATTTTAACTTAAAAGGTTATACTTATATCTCACTTGATACAATAAAAACTCATAATAAATTCTTTAATCTTCAAAACTTTAAAGATAGATTAACATTCAATAAAGATATTCACTATACTCAAAAACGTTAACAAATTAAATACGAATAGTATTGGATAATATAAATGAATATAAACTTAATAAATTAAATAATATGTCAAAGACAAAAGAAATAAAAAAATTAATAGTTGATGAAATAGTTGATACACTTGTTGATAACATTATTGAATTAACAGAACATTACATGTATGAAATTGGTGATTACACTGAGTCAAATGATAAGTTTGTAAAAGACCACGATAGTATTTGTAACGAAGTAATAATAGAATTATATAATAGAATTAAAAAATAAATATTAACTTAAATAAAATTAGAAATTATGTCAGAATTAAATTCAAAAAGATTTGTAGTGAGAAAGTCACTAGTAGGTAAAAATCAAGTAATCAACGTTACATTTAAAAATGGTAACACAGTAACTTACAATCACGATAAAGTGTTTGAAATTATGAAGGATAAACTTGAAACAATGAACTGTTGGGAAAAGTACAAGTCGTACACTTGTTCAAATAATATCCCAGTAGTATTACGAGACAAGGAGATTGTATAAACTCAAGTGTGAACGGTTAGTGGTGGTTCGATTCCACCCCACACTACAAATATTAACTTTTAAAAAAATATAGATATGAAAATGATAAACAAAATTACAGGTGAAGACGTAACTAAATACGTTCTTGGTTTACTAGAAGGTTTAATTACTCAAGATGAATTTGAAGAACTAACTATGTTGACAAAATAAATACGATTACTAATGGATAATATAACTGATATGAATAACAAATTACAACAATTAGAAGAATGGGTAAACAAATTACATCAACTAGAAGACTTGTTGAAAGTACACGATTGGTACTACGCGATGAGTGACGACAACAACTACTACAAAAGAGGTAGAAAACAGTTTGAAGAAATATGGAAATTAATGGATGAGTTGAAAGATAACGGTTACTTTACTGAATCTGAAAACTTGTACGATAAATACAGTAAATAATATGACTATAACATTTAACAATATCGGTAAAACTTACAAGGTAAGTAAAGATAATACGGTGAAAGTTACTCATCACCATGACGCAATAGTGTCTGTGTGCGGTGAATACTTCAAAAATAAATATACTAACGAGTGGTTAAGTGAACTTGAAGTACAAGATTACTATGACGCTCATAAATTAGACGAAGAGTATGAAAACAAATACTATTAATTACTTAGAGTTCGACAAGTGGTTTGAAGAACTAGTAAATAAAAACGGTACTACTAATGTTTGAGTGGTGTTGGGTAATATGTGCCTGTTGGTACTTAGGAAATATAATATATAGATATGATGAATAATAAATTTATAGCGACGGCAGTAGCAGCTACTCTTGCGCTAACATCTTGCGAAAGCAGACAAGAACAGTACGAACAAGACTTGCTTGACGCTTGTAATGTAAAAATTATGAGCGATAATTATGTAAAAACTACAGCAATATCAAGCTGTACTGGTTTAGATACTTCGTTTACAGTTGATTTTGGCGTTGCCTACGCGGTAAATGTTGCTAATCTACCGGGTATTGATGATGTTCGCTACGACGATTACGAGTTCTATGCTATGCTAGATGGCAGAAAAGTAAAAGGTTTTCAAAACCTAAAAGACCAAGTGAGTAAAATCTCGCAAGGCATTATTAAAGAAAATATTAATATGCAACTATCAAGTCACGACGACTTAGCGGTATACTTATTACACGAAAATATGTATAAAGCTCAGTTCTTTGTTGAAAATGGTGACGGTCAGATATTCGAGTTGCAACTAAAAGAAGTTTACTAATGAAAAAAATAACACTATCAGTCGCGTTACTACTAGGTAGTTACGTGACTAAAGCGCAAACAGAATACATAGATGTATCAAGTAATGGCGTAGGCACAAGTAAAATGACAATATATAACGAGTCAATGTACTACGACGACTTTGAAGAATACACTATATCTCCTTTGTCGAATAAATGGCACTACGTAACGTATTACGGCATTACAGGTTTAATAGAACTAAACTTTGACGACAAAGAAGGTAGTTACAGACAAGTATGTGTTCATTCTGAAATAGAAGAGTTTGAAGCTTGTTGGGACTATGAGTCTGACGGAAATCAAGTACAGTTTTACAATGAAGACAACGACACAGTTACAGTATCAATATCTAAACCATTCAAGCAATGAAATTTAAGCATAACAAATCAGAAATAGCTAAGTATATATTTATGTACTCAGGCTTTTTAGCGATGGTAGGAAGTATAATATACAATTTAATATTTAGCTAAATACAAAATAAATACGAACACTTTTGGATAATATATATGACAATTGCGTGTTAAATAAAATAAAATACTATGACTAAATATTGTAGATGCGGTGAAGTTGTACACCCAGTAAGAGTAAAATACAACTACAAAACTTGTGTGTCTTGCAGTAACATCGAGCGTGTCGCATCGGCACCTATTACTAATCACAAGACAGGTAACACAATACAAATAGTGTCGCAGGAATTGTCTGCAGCTATTTATAAGGCGAGTAGACGTAAAGGTTACGGTACATGTCTTAGATAATATACGAGTGTGGTAGCAAGATAACAGACCACAGGCATGTGCTTGAAACTTGCATCCACCTCGTTTTACAATACGTGTAGAACCAGCGGATTGAATCGGTTCGGAGCTAGGTATGGTACGCAGTGCGCTTGAATCAGTAAACGTTTTCACGAGCTGGTTAGCGAGGTCGTTACTACTGACGAGTATGAGGTTCGATTCCTCACTAGCTACTAAAATTAAAATTATGACTATAATAACAGTATTAGATTACGAAAGCGGCAAAGTGTGGCAATACGAAGTTGATGCAAGCGAATATGCTCGAGTTCATATAATTGAAGCAATGCTTGAAGAACAAGGACATAAACTAAAAGACATCGAGTATATGATACACGCCGATGAAACTATTAACAAGATTAAAATTGAATTATGAAAAACACTAATGAAATAGAAAAGCAACTAAAGCGCAAAGCTGATGCTTACATCGAACAAAAAGCGCAAGAGATGTTTCTTATACACGAAGAAATAGCTCAGTTCTTAGGTACAGATGTTCCAAGCTTTATTGACTACATTACACACATAAGACAGTATGATGAAGCAAGGCCTGAAGACAAAAGCGACCATACAGCTTATTGTTCGCCTAGCTTTATGAAGAAAAAGTTTAAGTTAGAGTTAGAATCAAACTATAAAAATAGACTTGTAGCTAAATACACAAAAGAATTAATTGCTAAACTAGAAATATTTGAATAATATGGAGTACTTATCAACAGAAATTAAATCAGCCCGCGAGGCGATGACTATCTTCAAGATACTAGGTATCAAAGATGTCACTACAGACCGTCAACGTAATAACGGCACAACAGTATATGAACTACCAATCAGTCAAGTGTGGCAAACACTACAACCTAAACCTGTGCGTTTTGCTACATACGAAGCGGGTTACGTGCGCAATGTTACTGAAGGTTTATCAAGTCCTTACCAAATTAATAAAACTAAACCAGTTACTTATGAATCAGGTATGACAGGTAAAGAGCGTATAATGATACCACATTGGGAAGATAGACTTATATACTTAGCCAAGTTCATTATCAAGAACTACTATCAAAAACCTACGTATGTAATGAGTGATTACGTTATGGACTGCTTACGTGAAGCATACGTAAGAGATTATAACAATCAGCCAAGTAATAGATTACCATTTGGCGATGAAGTACAAGTAATAGTTAACGGACAAAGATACAATTTATCATGAGCGCATTTTACAAAGACACAAGATTTAACGGTAAGCTAGTTAGACTAGAAGACGTTATAGATGAGATATACGAAAGAGCATTAAAGACTATAGACGATGGTCTCTATGAGCTTCTAAACGACAAAGATGACGACGAATTCTACATGGATTACAAAGAGGCTTTTGGCCATATAGTAGAAGAATTACAAAAATTTCATAACAACGAGGACTAATGAAGAAAAGAAAACTAAACAGTAAAAACCCTAAGTATAGAACATCAGCAGCAATAAAAGCTAATGAAAAACCTATAGATAAACAAGTGTTAATAAAAGAAGTTAAAGGAGCTAAGGTATACGCTACCTTTTATACAAACTAAATACGAACACTAACGGATAATAATATAAACCAATTAAATATATACCAATGACTAAAGATGAATTAGAGGTAAAAATCTCAACGTTACAAAACCTTGTAACACAAAAAAACGAAGAGCTATCAGAATATGCTGCTCAAATTGAAAGACTTAACGATGAGTTAAAAGACTTAAACAAACCAAAACTTACAGGATTACAACTCGATGAGTTATATCAAGCTATTGAACAAGGTATTGAGTCGTTTGACTTTGACGATACTGATAATTTTGATGTTGATTTCCACATTGACTATGATAACAGAATAGCTATTGAAAGCATGGTTTTTCAAAATGCTGACGAGTTATTGCGCGTAGTATATGATGAAGTACGCGAGCTATTCGCCGAGATTAAAGAAGACGATAACCAATTAAACCAAGATTAATATGAAAACATTGTGGCAACAGCTTAAACCTGAGATTAAGCAAAACCTAAAAGACCAAGAAGAAAAATATCCTTCGTTGGTCAAAGGTGTTGAAATCGCGTTAAAAGAAAATTATTTATGGTCGCACTTATCAATTGGTCAAGCAAGAGATCTTATATACTTTACAGACTGTGCTTTAGCTAGCTTGTCTAGTTATGACTGGTCGTATGGCGAAAAATTTCTTGTATGCGAAGATTAATATATGATATGTACTATGCCGACGAGATTACTCAAGACATAGCGATTAAACTATTAGATAAATTAACAGAACTTTCAAATAAAAAACGAAGATGAGTAAATTACCAGAATGGTTCAACGGTGAAGTATACACCGAAGGAGCCGAAGTAACAAACAGGTTCGGTGGTGACAGTTGCTACTTAAATGCAGAAGAATTAAGTATGTATGACTTTGTCATTGGCGCGAGCAACATGATGGAAATGGGTTTTTACATGCCTAAAACCAACGACGATTTAAGAAAAGGCCTTGACTGGTTTAGAAAAAACAACGCGGAAGCATACATGAAATTATTAGACTAATATGTATGCGCTCTTATTTTTAACCTATATTCTATACGAATGCTATAGAGTATCTAAAAGTAAATATAAATAATGGATATAACAGGAGAACAAATAGAAAATTATATTATCAACGAACTTGATAGTAGACCAA